TAACAGTATACCTACCATTAAACGTAGCATCCACACCAGCAACCCAAATACTATCACCAACAATAAGAGTATGAGTACCAATAGTAAGAGTAGCCACATTAGACGTTAACGCCTTATTCGTAACCGCATACTCAAGAGGCCAAGTAAACGCACTACCCGTACTAGCCGACTCCTCAGGATTATTCAACTTCTTCTGATCCCAAAAAATAGGAGTATTATTCTCCGTAAAAAAATCATCATAATCGTAATCAGGATCAAACTCGTCCCAACTACGATCCATAATACCCTCAGTAGTCAACCAATCAGCAGCATAAATAGGCTCGTACCTAATAGGATCAAACGGAGCCTTCCAACTAGTATAATGCATAATAAGATTATTCTTATGCATAAATCCGATCACACGATCCTGATCAGGATTAAACACATCAAGACTATCCGTATAATACAAACCAAGATTATCCTTAGTAAGATTACGCACACTAGCACCATCAAAGAACATAATGCCACTCTTACCAGCCCAGAAGACACCACCACCATACTCTACAATACTAGACGCGCACAAACAGCCCTCGGGAACAAGTTGCTCAACCGAGAAGTTTGTACGATCATTACCACGCAGAATATAAGTACGATCCTCAAGAAAAACTAGCAGACCAGCACCCGAAGATCCAAGACCACGAAACTTGCTTTTACCCGGAAAAATAATACTATCCGCAGCGTCCCTAGACAAATCAACCGCTTCGCGATCATGAGCAGCACTAAACACAACACGATTAGTATTCTCATCGTCTTGAGCAAAATTACCATACCACTGATAACCAGCATAAATAGCCGTATACAAGCCAGCAAAATTCATCGTATTATTATTGCTACTACCCACACAATAATCATTATTACTAGTAGAAATATCAGTAGTGTCTGTGCTACGCATAATATACTCTTCGCCTTCTAACTTAATACCAGTATCAGACCATAGTTTAGCAGTAGTATTAGTTAGCACTTCTTTTACTTTACCAAGATAAAGATTATCAGAAGCCCGATAAGTATTATAATCCTTAATTGTTGCGGATTGCCAATGCCCTTCAGCACTAGTACCAGCATCACCACTCAGAATATTATTCGTATCAGTATTAACAACGCTTAACAAGCCCCTGCCATGTACGTGAGTATAGGGCCGAGTACTAAGAAACTTTAAAGTAACTCCTGTTTTATTAAGGTCATCTAAACTTTCAGCCATATCCACAGTACTAGTAGGATTGCCGGGATTACTAGTCAAAACAAAAGAAAACGTTTTAGCAGCCGCATTAATAGCCGTAATTGTATAAGTATTTCCATTAAGCACACCAGTACCACCAGAAGTAACCGTAATTTTAATACGATCATCAACCTCATACAACATAGGATTAACCACCGTAACAGTAGCCAAATTACTGGCCCAAGCGACATTACTAATTGTATTTATAGCAAAAACACCATGATTATTAGTAATAGTAGCATCCCACAAGAAAGGACGCTTCTCAAGAGTAACAATCGTAGCATTAGGATCAACCTCTTTAACAACACCAAGATAATAATCACCAACACCAACAACATTAGCATAAACAAACTGTCCAACACTCACATTAGCAACACTATTAGTATCAATACTCTTAGAAATACCCTGATGCTCAGCACTAACATTAGTCACAGCCTCAGCACTAAAATTACCAGTAATACCACTAAGACTAGTAGAATAACCACCACGCCAAAAGAATTGGTAATGAGAATCAGCATCCGAAGGAGAATCAGCAATACTAACCCACAAACCACCACCAAGAGCAGGCTTAGCACTAACAATACTCAACGGAGCAACATCAAACGGCAACTTCTCATACCCAAGATACTTAAAACCATTATCAAACACACGCAAAAGAGTCTCACGAGTATTAGTAGCCGAATCATACGAATCAACAAGCATACCAATACGCTCATCACCAACCGGATCATAAGTAGACAAAATAGCAAGAACACGCTCATCATCCACACCACTAATAGCATAAGAAAACAAACCATTAATATTCTCAGTACCATCATTATTATACATCTTAAACCTATCAAACGGACCACGACGACGAATAAGACCCGCACGATCAAACAAAGCATCCTGAGAAAACCGTAAAAACGACTCTGGAATAAGAGTACCCGGAGCAGCCTGATTCATACCCTCAACCGCACCAACCTGATTAACAAAAGTCAAACCAGCCACTCAACACCTCCCTTATTAATAATTCCAATCATAAGAATCAGTAAGAACATGGATACGCTCAGTACGATCATACTGATTCATCCACACATCCGCACGCATCTGCTGATAACGCTGCTCAAACATATTCTGAAACACAGCAGCCTGAGGATCATCATTAACAAGAAACGCCTTAACAAGCGCCCCATAAACAATAATACTATGATGCCTACTAGGAATAAGAAACGTATCACTCGTCGTACTAGCAGCAACAGGCACACGAGTATAATACAAACGATACGAAATACTACCATTAGTAGGCGGATAAACAAACAACTCGTCGCCAACAAAATAATAAGCACGAGGCGTACCAGAATCACTCAAAGGCTTATAATTCTTCTCAATAACATCAGCACGCTCAGGAATCATCGTAATACCATTAGTAGTATCAACAAAACTAAGGACAGCATTAACATCACTAGGACTATTAGTAACAAGAGTATTATTAGTAATCTTCTCAACATTACTAGGAGCAGTAATAACCGGAACAATCACCTCAAGAAACGGCCAAGGTTCGCGAGTAACAATATCAAAATAAGCCTCATTAAGAAGCGTCAACTTTTGTGCATCCTCAAAATCATCAAAACCATACAAATCCATCTCATCAAACATATCATCCAACGTCATCAGTACTCACCCCCTTAGGTAAACTCTTTACAATAGGCGACTTGCCCTTCTTACGAAGAAAATGCTCCAAAACCTCAGCAGACTCCTCACTAGCCTGACTAGCAGCATACTCGTACCGCTTCTTACGATCCTCCTGCTCACGAATAATCTGATTAAGAATCTTATCACCATGCCTCAAAGAATCAGCCTTCCACAACTGTTTAATAACCTTATCCGGCTCGGGAATAGTATCACCAAAACCAAACAAAGGAAGCAGAGGCTCAGGACTAGGCATACGCATAAACACACACCAATCCCCAGTATCCTCATTACGACCAAAAGATAAACGATCATTATACTCGTTAACAGCACGATCAACCCGATAAGCGCGAGTATCCATACTACCACGCCCCGGAATCCACAAAGCAGTCATTAACAATCCCACTTTCTCAAACTCTTATTAATACGACTATTAGGATCATTAGCCGTCTTAGCACTAGTCAACTTCTTCTTCATACCACTCATACGAGCACAAAAACTCTTCCTACGAGCCGCAGCCCTAGGACTATTAGACGCTTCTTTAGCAGAAACCGGAGGCTTCAAATTACCCTTAGTATAAGAAGCACGACCCTTAGCGTTTAAACCACCCTCAGGATTCTTCCCCTCTTTACGAGTCCAAGCCTCACTCATAATCCGCGCCTACGATTCCAACGACACAAAGCATAACGATTATACGCAGTAACACTCATTACATCCCCCTAGCCTTCTTACTAGCCAACTTAGCAGCATTAGTATTAGGAACAACTTGTTTACCAGCCCTACTACCCCGCTTCTTAGCACGATTAGTAGCAGCCTTCTCAGCAGGAGACAAACTCTTCCAAGCAGCATCAGGCAAATACCTCGTCGTACCACCCTTACGCTTAGCAGGCTTACCATCACTAGTACGCCACTTCTCTTTACCCCACTTAGACAAACTAGCCTGAGCCTTAGTTTTAGGACCAGAATAACCCCCACCAGACTTCTTATACCTCAACGTAGCCAACTGTGCCTTACGAGCACTCCATTGCCCCGGATTACCACCCTTGCTGCCAGCCTTAACACTTGCAACAATACGCTTCCATCGGGGTTCATCAGTTCTTGCCACAAGATCTCCTTTCTATAAAAGAATGGGTGGAGAGCCGAAGCCCCCCACCCAAACCATTATTAGATACCAGCGTCCGCGCCCGAACCAGCAGCAGCATTAACATTAATATCATTGATAACAATGTTCTTGTTACGAGCCGTAGAACCAACGTTCATGTAACGAACCATGACTGCCTCATAAGCATCATAACCAGCGACCTGACGAAGCGTCTGACCATCACCATCAAGGAAGTGCCAATCCTGATCCGAGAAGATCTTCAGACTGGACTCGTCCAGAATAAACATCTTACCATACGGAGCATCAATATCAGCCACGACCGGCATACCAGCATACATCAGCGTGGAGAAACCAGCCTCGTACTTAGTATCAGCCGGAGCAACGAACTGCTGATTAGCCTGCAACAGGCGGAAGAACTCGCGCTGAACACCCAGCGAAGTAATCATCAGTGTCGGATTGCCACCCTTCTGACGAACCATATTCAGGGCTTCCTGAATACGCATGATCGACAGAGGCTCAACGGTACCCGGAGTAGAACCAAAGGTACGATTGTTATCCCAGAAGTTACTGGTATAAGCATCAATCTTACCAAGAGTATTACCCGTCGCAGCCGTACCCAGTGTACCATCAGCCGCCGAAGCGCCCGTAGCAGTCACCGGATTAACGATACGCTGAAGACCATCAATCTCGTTAGAACGCGAACCAGCCGCATAACGATACGTACCATCAGTCACCACGCCCACACGAGCAATGGCATGCGCCACAGCCGTAAGAGCAATGCTAGAACTACTCACTGTCAGCGTCGAAGTAGTAGCAGCGGCAAGATTAGTAGCCGTGATCGTAAAATCAACACCCTTATCCGCGCCAGTGCTAGCAATAAACAAACGCACCTTCTGACCAACATAGAACTGACCCTTCTTCAAAGGCTCCCACGACGCAAGCGTAACCGTATGCGTAGTAGCAGTCGTAGCATCCGGAGTACCAGTCCCAATAACACCATCACCAGAACCATACACCTGACGAGCAAGATCCTTCTTCAGATCGTTACGAATACCATCCAACTCGGCCTTAAGAACCTGCAGGAACGAACCAGCATCACTCTTAGTCTTAGCCATCGACGGACCCGACACCTGAATACGACCATACAAGTACTTAAGGTCATACTCGGCGCGAGCATACGACTGACTACCAGCCGCCGGAAGATCCGCTAACTCGCCAACCGCACCAATACCCGAAGAACGGCCCGTGTGAAGCGGCACAAACGCAGCCTTACCGACCAGATCCTCCGACCGCGCCTCAAGACGCGACAAGAGAAGAACCTCATTATTCAACTGCTCAGCCACGGGTCCAAGGTAATACTCCTTGAGAATCGAATTAACCGTAGTAAGCGTACCACCATTTGTTAAAGTTGCCATAAAACAACCCTCCTATAATATTATTAATTAATATTACGAAGAGCCTCCATCGCAGCCTTGTGAGCCTCATCAAGATTACCAAAACTACGTTCTGGCGAACTAGACGGAAGACTCGGCGCAGGCGTAGCACCATGCGGTACCGTTTTAGCCTGCAAATACGAACCAAGAAGATTCTGTTGAATCTTATGATAAGCCTCTTGAGCCTTCATAAGATCACCCTGCGTAGAATACGCAAGCGAATAAATCGCATCCATATCATCATCCGTATAATCCGGATTAATAGTACGAATAGTCTGCTCAGCAGCCTCAATCTCTTGGAAAATCTGCTGTTGCTCTTGTTGCTGCATCATATCTTCACGAAAATGACGCATCTCTTGCAACTCTTTAGCAACTTCAGGGGGAAGCCCCTCATAACTAGAATCAACAGGAATAGTCTCCGCAATAGGCTCGTTAGCATAACCAAGTTCCTCTAGGCGATTTTGAATCTCCTTACTAATGCTTAAAGCAAAATCAGGTTCAGTATTCATCCTCTGCCAGAGACTAGCAGCCTCTAACGCCTCATTCGGATCAACTCCCGCTTCAGAAAAAGCATCATACTCTCGACGCTTATCTGCAATCTCCTGAGTCTTACGAGTATAATCAGCCTGCATAGACTTGTATACTGCTTGCATATCCTCAGGAAGAACAGTCGGATCAAAACTAGTAAAGGATTCAACCTCACTCGGCTGATTGTCCTCAACAATAATCTCCTCCGACACTACCGGCTCAAAACCACCCGCATCGGGTAATTCAGCCGTTAACGCATCAAGTGCGCCACCCATATCAATATCACTCATCGTGACTCCTTACAAGAAACGACTCCAGTTTATTCTGGTTGGTCGCTTAATTATTAACCTCAACACTAACAGCATCAATAAGGACAACTTCAGAAGCCCTATCCTCAGCCAAAGCAACAAGACCCTCACTAAACCCACTCATCAACTCGCGCATATCTTCCTTACTAGGAAGAGTATGCACAGTCTCAGTACGTTTAGTAGCCAATCCTTGCGCCAAACGAAGTTTATCATCCATAATACCAATAACAGTAGCAATAGCCGATAATTGTTTAACCTCAGCCTGTGGAATCAACTCCTCCAACTTATTCATCGCCTTCTCACGAACAGAAGTAGCATGATGAACAAACTCGTAAGCATTCGCCCTAATCTTATCATCAAGATTAGCAGGAGGACCATCCTTCTCCCACGCCTTAGCCCAATAAGCAACCGTAGTATGAGGAACACCAGTATCACGACTAGTCTGCCTCACATTCTTACCATTACCCACCCATTGAACATAAACCGCAGCCTTAGAATCATCATCCCACTCAGTCCGATTCTTAGCCATTCTTAATAGTCCTCTCATTCAAAGCATTAGCCATTTTCTGATCAGCAAGCGCCTGATTACCCTGCAACTTTTGCAGCAACTCCATCTGATACTGATCCTGCTGACCACCAGCACCACCCTCAGCATTAGGCTTATCCTTATTATCAATAACCACAGTATCAAGCGGCGGCTCCAACAACTCTTGCGGAGTAACCTCCTTAACACCAGCCTGATTAAGGATCTTAGATCCAACAGTCGGACCAACAGCACCACGCAACTGAAGACTAACCTTCGGAGCATCACCAGTCGGAGAAGCCTCAGCCTGAAGAGCCTGACGAGTAAACTCGTAATGCTTATAGAACTGATCCTTAACCTCAAACGGCAAAGACTCAAACTCAGTAGACTTCATATACGAAGCATGCGCCTCCAAATGAATACTCTTATTCTCAAAAGCCAATGGTTGCAACCCAGCCTCAACACTCTGCTGAAGCATCTGCGGATCAATCGGCTGATCAGGAGCCTGCATCATCTGCATCATCAACTGCTCCTGAGCCTGCTTCGCAGCCTGCTCATTAACAACACCACCATTAAGCAACTTATCATGCTCACGCATAGCCTGCTCTTCATCAGCCTCAAACTGCATCTGAACACCCTTAAAATCAGCCATATCCATATACTTATACGCCTTAGTCGGACTAAGCATACCCATATTAAGCATCTGCATAACACGAGCCTGCTTACCCGCACGAGTACGAGGAAGACCAGAACCAGCCTCAACCTTAACAGTAACACCCTGAATAAGATCAGCATCCTCAAAACGCTCAATCTTAGGTTTAGAACCAGAACCCGTAATAATCATAGTACGCGGCTCTTGATAATACTGTTGAGCCAACTGAAGCATAAGATTACCAGCACGCTCCAAACTCTTCTCCATAAGCATAATCTGAGGAGCAAGACGATCCGTAGCAGCCTCCTGCAACAAGTCAATAGCGATACCCGCCTCAACATTAGGAGGAACACTACCCTCCATAATCTCATTCAAACCAAACGTATCCTTAAGACGAACACCAAGATCCTGCAAATGCTCAAACACATAAGTCGGCAACGAAGGAATCGGAATAGACTCTGGAACCTTACCAGCAACCGGATTATACTCAAAAATAGCACCCGGCTCATCCGTAATACGCTGACGAAGCGAACCAACCGGAGCCAACATCTGCGGCTTCAACGTAAGATTCTTATACTCAATCATCTGCGACAACGTACGATTCAACTCTTTCTGCAACGGAATAGCATGCTCAACCACACTAGAATCCCACAACTGACCCGGCACACGCATACCCGGAAACTTCACAAGCGGCAACTCCTTAAACGGATACGGCCACGGAGCATCATAAAGAATAATACTAGGATTCTTCGTAAACACAACAAACCGACCCTCAGGATACTTACCACCCGGCAAGAAATACCCGTAATACACAACACGAACATTATCCTTAGTCTTAGCCTCAGCACCCATAAACCCGCCCGGAAGAGTCTCATCAGGATAACGATTAACAGCATTAGCCTTCAAAGACACATTATAACGCTCCTGAATCTCATCACTAGTCAACGGGTGAATACAAAACGCGAACTTACAATCTTCAAACACCTGAGCAGAATCATCCAACAACACATCAAAAGGACTCATAACATCAACACGAATATCACCCTGATAAATACGCTTCTCAAAAGGCTCAGCATCAAGACCCATATCCTCAAGGCTCTTCTCAAAATAATACTTAACCATAGGATCCACAATAGGCTGACCATCAGGACTCAACATAACCTTCATGCCCTCACCCAACTTATCATCCCAACTAATCTTCCAAAAACCATTACCACAAATAATAGCCCACATCATCGCTTCTTCACGCTTCTCAGTCAAATGAAACTGATCCCACCAATACTCAAGAAGATCCTCAGCAACCTTACTAGCCTTCTCAGCCTCATACGAAGCCTGACCCGGCGTAGCATAAAACTGGGGCTTAGACTTAACAAGCCGCGACAACAAACTCTGCGTATTAGGAGCAATCTGATTAGACACAAGACGCACACGATAACGAGGCTTATCACCCTCATCCGTCGGCAACGACTCCATACGACGAGCAGTACGATTATAAAACACATACTGCTTACCCTTATAAAAAGAAAGATTCAACTTCCACTGACGAGCCATTAACTCTCGCTGACGCTCCAACTCATCGACACGCTGAACGAGACTAGCCGCCGAAGCAAAGCCAGTAGGAGCATCATCTATATTATTACTATCAGACTCGTTCAATACGCACCCCTTTAAAAGAATTCTAGATCACTAGGCGCAAGGCCCGTTTTCTTCAACAAATCAGTATACTCACTAGGACTAATAACATTAGCCTTCAACGCCCAATCCAAATCCTGCTCTTCCTCACTCACACGAAGAGCACCCATCGGAACATCACTTAGAGGCTTTGCGCCCTCCAACCGGAGCCGCTCCAACCGGACCTTCTCCTCCTCCAACGATAACATTCGACTCGTCCACGCCCGCTGTGTCTCCAGAATCTCCTGCATCACACTTAACAACATCGTATCCCGCTTGCTTAGCCAACCAAACAATTGTATCCTCCTTAAGATACCGCGTAAGAGTATCAGACATATAAGAATTAGGCATATTAGGAATCTTCGTATCCAACACTAAATCACCCGGAAAAATACGCTCACCCGTAATAGCATCCGCACCAGAACCACTAAACACAATAATACTCATTACCACATACTCCCCATAAACTCGTCAACAAAACGATCCTCCTTAACACCACTAGGACGATCATTAAGCACCCAATCGGGCAAATTACTTTTAGAATTATACGACTCAGGCAAAAACTCGCCCAACAAAGCACCAGCAGTACGAAGAGCAATCTCCATACTATCCAAACAATCATCCTTAGGCTTCTGAATAGCAGAATCATAATCAACCCACTCCTGAATAAAATCAGCATGATCCTTCTTAATCTTAACCTTACCAATCCTAAACAAAGGACTCATAGCCAGAATACGCTCCCACTTCTTACCCTTAGCAAACATAGGCACCACAGGAGGCATACTCGTAAGCCGCTCCGTCTGCTGCACAAGCGCCGCCTGATAAGCATTCGACTCAATACCAATAAGTTCCGGCTTATGACGAATATAATACTCTTCAATCTTCAATAATTGCTCTGCGAATGGGATTCGCGCCGCATACTGGTCCAGTAGAAACACTTCGTTTGAGTCTGCCACACCAATAATCGTAATTACGAATCTATCCGCGTTCGCGGATAGGCTAATGGCGGGGTCTACACCCATATATTTACGCAGTTTTAGCGGTTTTCCTTCATTATTTAATAGATCTGTACTATCATAGTAGTGAAGCCAATCTCCGGCTAGGTCTTTGCCTGCCATGCTGTCAAAACTCGCCATATACTCTTGTGCGAATAGCAGTGGATGATATCGTGACTTCACGTACTCCCATTCTTCTTTGCGGAAGTAAGGATTATCAATTGATCGGTACTCTACGCGACTATTATTATTGTCTGTGCGCGAGTCTTTTGAGAAGAACTCTTCGTAGAACCAGTTTTTCTGGTTTGGAGTAGTGGTTGTGATGAGTAATCCTTGTTTATCTGAGAGTGATGGGCGAATAACGCCCCAAGACTCATCATTCTTGATAAACGCGGCCTCATCCATCCATAAGATGTCTAGTCCAGCACCACGAAGAGACTGTGGATCTTCGGCGGATTTAAATTCTACTAGTGTACCATTCTCAAATTCGAACCTAAGACCACCCTTGTTCTCTTTTACTTCTTTACCAATCGTTAATCCGGCTTTGATGCAGGCTTCTCGAAAGGTTAAATACGATGGACGACCCACTTTATACGAGGCGGATAGCGCCCAAACCCAGAGTGGCTGGTCGCTCGTGCGTCCATACGCATCCAGATGGAATTGTTCTGGATGAAGACAATAAAATAATACTTCCCAAGCGGCTGATAGTGTCTTGCCACCTCGTCGCCCCGCTACCAAGTGCCTAAATCGTGTTAGTTTAGCACCATTCTTGTCTGTGTGGAATAAGATTTGATAATAGTGTGGTGCGTATCCTTTGGATAGGAACCAACCAATTTTTTCTGGAAATTCTAGTATCGTGTTTTCTAATTGTTTTGCTGTAAATTTCTTGTCTGCGTATGTATAGTTTCCCACTATAACTCCTTAATGGGGGCGGTGCCCTCCACATTTGGGGCATTTAGAATAATAGGCGGGGTGTTCTAGGTTGCATGTGTGACAGTACCATGCTTCTTTTCGTTGTTCTTTTACGATTCTTTTTGGTTGTACGTTAGACCCAAACATTATTATCCTTTATTTTTATTTAACTAGATAACCAGAAAAAACTTGGTGTTCAGGATCGGGATGTGCGTATGCTGTGCCAAAAGCAACAACAGAAACATATTGTCCAGCAGTTAAAGAAGTGCCAGCAGAAGCCCCACCCGGCTTATATCTAGTTCCGGGACCAGAATAAGCAGAAGCAATTACTGTAGACTGGTTAATTTTAAGCCTAGTATCTATTTCACTTGAGGAATCAACACTTAAAAAAGAATAATGAAACATATAATAACCAGTTATAGGGGCAGTAAACCTCCCGGTCGAAGCACTATACCCACTCCCAGAATTAGTTACAATATTACTAAATTTAAACTCGGTACTACCCGTAACTGTATAACTTGTTAAACCATTAGCACAAAAAATTATAGGAGTTCCCGTAACAGTTAATACCCAAGCACTACCATCATAAACATACAAAAGTTTAGTATCAGTCTCAAAAAACTGCATACCAGCAAAAGGCGACGTTAAAGCAGAACGATCAGCAGCCAAACCAACAGTAGCACCAGTATTAGGAAAAGACTTAGCCATAATCAGTTCTTAATAATATAATTGAGAACAATAGTAGGCTGCACCACACCATGAGTACCAGTACCCGTATTACCAGAATTACCCGTATAATTGGGCACATCAATAGCGTGAGCATGAGCACCATCAGAAGAAGTATTACTAAAACCGGGATCCTGAATGCTACTACCACGATTATAACCATCACCACCACTAACAATAGCACCACCATTAGCAGCACGGCTAGTATGTCCATGCCCACCGCCCGAAGCAGTATCAAACGAAGCATGATTATGCTCAATAGAATGAAAATGCTCAGGAAGAGTCTCAGCACCACCAGCAGTACCCGGAGTATTAGCCAAACTCAAACGAGCAGCATCAGTACCACCCATATTATCAATACCAGCAATAACCCGGCCCCGCAAATCAGGA